GAATTAACAAAGCTTTTAGATGCCGAATGGAATCCTGAAACCTATAGATATGTAAAGAGGGGTAATAAATAATGAAAATAGATAGAAGGCGAATACCAAAGCACTTAAGAGGTCTAAGAAATGACCAGATACATTTATTAATATTACTATTCACGGCGAAACAATGACATTTGACCAAGCACTAGGAAAGTACACGGCACACATGCGCGACAATGGAGTAACCGGAGAGTTACCATTCGCAACAACAGAACAGTCTAAGACTGACGGAGACGGCGCGTGGTTGCTTAAAGACATAGACGGGGACAACATAGCCTTTGTAGACAACCATGGCGTTGAGAGGCTTTAGAAATGACCACAGAGGAAATAATGAAACTAATGCGCGATAAATACGGCTTAAGTCAAAGCGGTGGATGGAAAAATGGCTTGACCCCCGAGAAACTATTAAGGATCGTATCTAAAGATGACCGCGCGAAACTAACAGAAGCGTTTGCAAAAGATAAACGCTATAAACATATTAACCAGGAATAACCAATGACAGGCAAAGGCAGCACACCAAGACCAATACCAGACCGCAAAAAATACGAGTCTGAATTTGATCGCATCTTCGGCAAGCGCGAAAAGAAAAAACCAACCAAAGAGAAAAAAGAAAAGAAATGATATAATAAGTTTGAACTAGCGGAGGCAAATTATCTTCTCCAAAGATAAAACTCCCCCAAAAGCGCTTTCGCTAGTTCCTCGCACGCCTCCCCACGCCCACCGAACGAATCAATCCCGCACCATACTAGCCAAACCAACAACTAAAAAATGCTTTCTCCCACCGCTCTGGGATTTCTTCAGTCGCCTCGGCTCACCCTCCAAGACAATCCAAATTAAATTATGTTCGCTTAATTCCGCAACCGCCTTGCCAACGCTCTTTCTATTAACGCCAGTCATCTTTGCATAATAACTAATCGCATCATGCGAAGACCAAGTTTCATACCTCCACCGCTCCGCTAACGCCCACCCCACGAAACGTGCAGTTTGCGATAGCTCTACATTACCCGCCACCGACGTGCGATACCAATGCCACACTAACGCGCGCACATCCATAAACTGGCCTTTCTTGCGCGAGAGCGAATAAGGTACTAACGCGCTGTCTGTTTTCGCTTCCGCGCTCGCGCTAACCCACCAATAATTTTTATCTACTTCTCTAAATTTCATAATCTTTTCTTTCCTTTGTCTGGAGTACGAACCCCTCAAGGGGTTCTACTCCTCTATTAATATGTATATTAATATGGATATATGGGAAGGAAGTTCGCATGTATGTCCCTAAACTTCTCATGTATGTCCCTAAACTTCGCATGTATGTCCCTATAGTTCCCAACGATTTTGTCTTTTTGGATAGTCTTTTATCTTGTATTTGAGTTGTTTGCGTAAACCCTTTTTCTCATTTTTACTACCTAAAAAATATATATATCTGTGCTTTCTGGGTCTATCAACTTGTTCAAATTTATCTGGTTGCGACTTCCTTTCTTGTAATGTGTAAGATTCACAAACGGTTTTGCTATGTGTATTAGTGCCAATAATTCTCCATTCTTTTCTTTTGTCAGACAGGCCTGTATAAATAAAATTAGTAGCTTGGTAAACAACACCAATATGCTCTTGCTCAGTATCTGCATAAGAAACAATAATTTTAGGTCTTGGTAATAACTTAAATGATGCACCTATTAATATTGATGCTTGGTTCTTTTGATTATCTTTTAAAACAAGTCTGTTTAATTCTATAACTAATCCTTTGTTCTCTTCACCCGCAATACCTTTGCACAAAGCGGGTGATGGTGGCGAACCATAACTAACCATGCCAATGAGATTATTATTTTTAAATAAGCCATAAGCATAACTAATTGATGGCATCCTTTTAGCATAATGTATGTCCAATACAAACGGCTTAGTGTCCTCGTAAGATATTCTTTCTATACTATAACCGCCAACATGAACAGCCTCTGTATCATCATATAACTTACCCATAATAAACCCCCTTAAAAATTGTCATATAAATTGATTGGATTTTGTACTTCCTCTAACAATTCAAGCACTCCATCTTTCCTAAATAATGTTTTGGTATCGTAATCAACATTACCAGAATTAGATTTTACTAATGCTGCTTTTACCACCGCCATGCGGTCATACTTCACGCGCATTTCCTCACATATTCTTTCGCAATCCTCCGCACTCGCCAACCATAAACTCAATGCAAATCTTACTGAGTCTGTGATGCTGCTGGCGCCACGAATTTCTGCTCTATGGCTCATGGCATCATCTGAATCATTGGTTAATGCACCTTTGTTTAAATGATGAATCGTAAGCGTTGTACAACCTAACCGCGCTGATATGTTTGCGCAGTAAGATCCCCACAATTGGCCTGCCTCATTACTGCTTGATACGTTACCAGTTGTAAATGCTTGTAACGGGTCAAAGCAAACCAACTTTAAATTTGGTATGGCTTGCAACTCTTCCACTAGCTCTTGCGCGATAGGTGTAACCCCTTCTTCTCGCATCAAGATCATGGGTTCTTTTTGCTCTGGGACTGGAAACACATAAACGTCAAACGAGGAGTTAAAACGTCTGCCTTTGGGGTCAAGCAGATCTAAACGCCTATGTATTTCCATTAAATCATCTTCAGCACAAAAAATTACAGCATTACCATGTTCCTTAACATCCTTCCCCCACCACCGCGCGCCTGGACAAGATATTGCCAACGCTAGCTGAATAATACTAAGTGACTTACCCACACCACCAACGGCTGCTAAAATGCCTGGCTTGGCTATGGGTATCAATCCATCTACTAAAAATTTTTGTGGCTCTGGCTTACCTACTAGGTTTCTGATCGCGTACTTTTGTATGCCTAACTTATGCTCCATGAGTTCAGCTTTCACTTTATCTAAACCATGCTTTAAATATAAATCGTTGTAGTCTCCACGCTCGCTCGGTAAGCGCACCGCACAATTAAGCACGGCACTTGCACACTCTTGCGCTTTCTTCTCACCCACGCCGTTCTCATCGTTATCTAGGGCTAAAATAAATCTAGCACCCGTTAACTTGCTTAATTTAATGACTGCATCTAACACGAAGTTAGCACTAAATACGCAAGCCACGGGAATCTGGGTAGCTTCATAAACTGAAGCAGCAGTTGAGTAGCCCTCAACTATAATTAATTTTTCTATATCTTTTAGATCTAAAAAGGTAGTACCAATTAAAAATACATTACCTTTTATTTCTGATGCAGATTTGAATCTTTTGTTGCCTTTTTTATCTATAGACTGTAGAGAACGAATCTCGCCTGTAGTAGAATAGACAGGAACAATTAAGTTACCATTTAATTGCTTCAACCCATAACTTTTAACTTTTTTATTCGTGAGATATTCATGTTCAGTAGCCTCGTGGCATATATTCATTCTTTCTTGTGCCTCTACAGCAACCTCATCTTGTCTCAGTTTCCTCTGCTCTTTCGCTTGAGCAGATGCCTGTTCCATTTGTTTATGTAGTGCTTGCTTGTCAACCACACTTAGGGTATTGGTATCTATAGAAGACCATTTGCCTTCAAATCCAGTCTTCCAATTACCATAAGTGCAGAACATGTGTTCACCCACCTGGTTTACCACATAGTATCCACTACGTTGGCCACCTGTATCTGGTTTACTGTTTATTGCTTGTACTGGCACTCTGATTATCTCACCAGTAATTTCTAAGAAGTCTACAAGCAATCCTTGTGCTTGCATCTCGTTTATTAAATCGTGTGTACTCTTTCCTGTACTAAATCCTAAATCGTTATAGAGTACGTCCCTCTTTAGGTACTTTGTTAAATCCATTTGCAGCTCTCTGGTCATCTAACTCGGCTTGCACGTTCGCCCAGTTTAGATATTCTCTAACAATAGAAGTAAATACTTTTTTACGATTCTCCCTATCCCATTTATGCAATGGTTTGTCTTCTTCTTCTAATGTTAAATCTAAATATAAATTCTTGGTTTGTGCTATTGAGTATTCAACTCCATCATCATTTAATTGTGCTTTGTTTGGCAGTCTCAAACCTTCACCAATCTTTTTTAAATGATCCATACAGCACGCTCCAAGCCAATGTTCTCCGTCTTGTTTTAAAAACGGGCCTGCTGGACGCTTACAATAAGCGCACAGCGTAGGCCTTCTTTTACCATTAAAATTAAAAGGGTGCTTCATCGTCAGCTGTAGATCCTACTGCTGCTAAGTCTGCCTCTGATGGGCCAGCTTGTATTGGCTTTTCACTAACAACCTTTGGCTTTGCATTAGTTGACTGCCAAGTCTTACCCCAATCCTCATTAATTTTTAGATATCCGTTCTCATCTTTTACAAGTTCAGCAGATACACTTTTACCCATAAATGCAGTAGATGTATCTTTTGGTGGCTCTTTAACACCCATAGCTTGCGCCATAAGTAAAATAGATTTAACACCACTATCCACATACTTAGGATTGTCGTGTCCAACTGTAAAGGTATGGTTAATTCTTATACCAGAATCACCTACCTCAAAATACATCTTGCACCCGCGCCATCCGTTTCTACCTTCCACTAACGCTTCTTCTTCACCTTGCCAATGCAGAACATGTCTACCTGGCTCTATTTGTCCTCTGCCTTCACCGACAGAATCAACATTAAAATTACTTAGATCCATTATTTACTCCTTTTTTTAAATCCAACATTTATATTCAACGCAATCATCCTCTTCAGACCCACAGTAGTTACAATAACCATCTGTAAACTGTGGATCTTCACCAGGATCATACTCGTTGTACTCTAATAGCAATATCTCATTCATCTCAACATCTGCTCTCTGATTTCTTTCCAATCAAAAGGCATCTCGTTATCCAGACCAAACCTGTTCTTAGCTTGGAAGCCTGGTGTTTCTTGAGTGAAGATAGTTCTATCACCTTGTTTAAGTTTGGTAGTCATACCACCGCCTTTGCCTTTTACTTGGATAGTACCTATCTTGTAATTAGCAAATAAAACAGCGTCACTATGCTCAATGATTAGATCAGCTGCTTTTCTATGCAACTTGATCTGATGTCTATCATGTGGCTCGCTTGATGGGTCTTCATACCTTTTAACTTCATTATGTGCAATTTGTAGGATAGTGAATCCATTTGCTCGTAACTCGTTTAATAAACCTAAGTATTCTTTCCATGTCTCAAGACAAGCTGCATAGCCCTTACCATAAGCAGGTGCGCTTATGTCTGGCCATCCATTTTTCTCACAAACATATTCTTGCATTAAAGTTTCTAGCCAATCTAAACTATCTATTACAACAGTTTTGTATTCAGACTTATCATTGATTAATGCTTTTAAGTTTGCAACAAACTCGTTATAAGATTTAGCCACAGGAAAATGTGGACACTCAATCTTACCGATACCATCTTCAGCTTGTACTATGATTGGTTTATTCATAGTTGCGCCAAAGGTTGTCTTACCAATACCACCAGGTCCATAGATAACCATGATTGGTGGTTTTAGTTTTGCCTTCTGTCTTATATTAGCTAAACTCACTCAGCCACCTCTATAACAGGTTCGCTTTCAATTGACTCTTTGAGCCTTTTTGAATACTCAGCTCTTAATATGTCAAGCTTCTCTACTTCAAAATTAGCGTTAGCAACAAAATCATTCTTTTGTTTCTCAACAACAGCCAATTTATTATAGGATAGCTTTTGCTCATCATTAAGATCATCAAAGCTATACTCTGTACCACCATCTTCAAAGCTGAAGGTTGGATTTGTATTTTCTTCTACCATTTTAGTCTCCCTTTTGGTTTTGTTTATATGTATCACATATATCTTTAGCATTACACCAACGGCATCCGTCTTTACTATAGTTATATGTGGGTATTTCTTCAAAGCAAGCCTCGGCTGCTGGCTTCAAAACTGTGTCACCCCAATGCAGCAAATTAAGTGCTGATATAGAGTATGTTCTTATTGTTCCTTGTTGATGCCAACCTCTTGGTTGTACGATAGTCATTAAAACTTCGCAATCATCATTTATATATCTTTCTAATGCTCCTAGTGCATATATTCTCATTTGGGGACTATCTGCCTCATGTACCATTCTTCCAGTTTTTAAATCAACTATCTCTATAACATCTTTACCAATCAAGATCGCATCTGCTGTTCCCCAAATATGCTCATGCAGATTGGCCAACGATACCTTCTCTTCAATTAATGGTCTTTTAATGTCTAACTCTTGTACTCTTTGGTCTATGTAATCTACATAATCATTAGCACAATCAATCATGTCTTGGTCAACTGTGATGTCGAAGTCTTCTACATGATGTGTAGTACCAAGATAATATTCTTCTATGGTTAAGTTATTTAACCTACCTTTAAGTAGTGTCTCTACCATTTCGTGAATCAACGTACCAGTAGCAGCGGGTATGCCTACCTTGTATTCTACGTTTGCGCTTGCAAGTAATTGTGGCATACCTGGACATGCCATCCATATCTTTGCAGATGACGGACTTAACTTAGCGTGTGCCATTTACAGAAATATAAGAGTCTTGTTCCATTCTTTTCACATCATCAAGATCGTATTTAATCTTGCCACCAATTTTGAAATAGCTTGGGCCTTGGCCTCTATACCTTCTATTGTCAATTGTTTTCTTGCTGACTCCCCATCTATCTGCTAGTTCGTCAACCTCTATGGTGTTTGATATGTCAAAATTCTTTTCTAATATTTCCATAAATTTCCCTTTTATTAATATTTTTGTTTATAATAAACCAATATTACTAATTTACAAGTGATATATTAATAAAAAAGTGGAGAAATTTTATGAATAAAACTATATATGCACATACAGATATAGGCGATGGGAAGGAATGGGATCAAGCAATAGACAAGCTTGCAACCAATAACCAAGTAGCTGGAACACACTACAAGCAATCTAGAATACAGCCTATAGACTATATATACGCTAATAATTTGTCATATAACCTGGGTAGTTGTCTGAAGTACATAACCAGAAGTAAAGGCGAGAAGAGTGATAGAGTGACTGACTTATTAAAAGCCAAACACTTTATAGATCTTGAGTTACAAATGGTACATGGTGTAGACGCAAAGGGTAATGACATTGGTAAATATTCTGTAGAAGTTTCTCTTGATTAATGAGGTAACTATGAACTTATATGAGTTTGACGATCCAATTCTTAAAGAAAGAAACGGAAGAAAACCAATATATGTAAACAAACATCTTGCTAAAAAGTTTAAGGATTTTTGTGAGAGCGAGCAGAAAGAACCACATAAGGTGGCTGAGTATCTAATATCTTTAGGTATGAACTCTGTTGAGCATTACGAAGATCCTATGGTGTCTGTTGACATTGAAGCTCTTTAAATAGATCTTCTGTATTTTGCAACGAATCTGTTGCTTGGATATCTTTGTCTTCAACGGTTATCTGTCCTTTACCACAAGGGAAAGCAAATAAAACCTTTTGACAATTTAATGCTACCAAAGCATACACATCTATATCACCTTTCTTATAAAACCTATTTCTAGAATGAGAACCACAACGCAAATCAAACCGCCAGTTCTTTCTGGCTTTCTCTATTTGTTTTTGTGTTTTGACCTGGCACTTATAAAGAGTGTGTCCAACCTCAAAGATGATGTCGGCTTTAGATCCGTGTGGCATCACAGTAACGGTGTCCGAAAAAGCAGAAAGCACCGAGGCTACTAAATATTCTCCAGATCGGCCAACTCTTTCTGATTGGCGAGACATGTGGTTATTGGGTTTGCCTTTCTATTATTTTTCTTAAATTTTTAGACAACCTGTTATATTGTATTTTTGCAAATCTAGCTGGATCTTCTGCTTGCGCAAATGGTTTTGTTTCTTTTCTAACTTCTTTTAGTATTTCTCGCATAGCCAATTCTTTTGTTGGATTGTCGAAAGATTGATATTTTGGTGATACAACGGCCCTACTAATAACATTTTCTACAACTGGTCCCATGTATTTAGCTAATAATTGATCTGCTTGTGGATTACCAGTATATGGAAGAACATCTCTTCTTTTTAAACCAAGTCTGTCTATTTCTTTTTCAGCAATATTTTTTTGCTGTCTTACTGTTACTCCAGTAAGCTGTCTTGTTATAGGTCCTGGCAAATTTATATTACTTAATGGTAAGCGTACTGTTTCTGGTCTACCAGGGGCAGCTGCTCTTGTTGGGGATTCAAGCTCTGGTAACTGTTCTTGTGCTATAGGTATGCTTCTTTGCAGTTGTTGTGCTATGTCTGGTATTATTTGTCCAGTTGGTTCTGTTGTCCTAAATGTTTGTTGTTGATCAATAAAATCATTAAACATTCTAAAAGGAGTTAAAAACCCACCAAGAACATCTGAACCAAACCTAGCCATCGCTTTGTTTATTTTTTCTTCGCTATCTATACCGCTTATATCATTAATAATATTATCAACTAATGCTAGTCCCGTTCCACCCCTAAACTGCGCACCAGATAGGCCTTGTATGATGTCTTTAGCATCGGGAGGTATTCTTCCTTGCTCAGACCTAACTACAAAATCTGCAACTAATAAATATGGCGTTAATGGAAAATATGGTCTTGCATCAATAGTTGTCCCGTCCGTTCCTTTCAATTCATACCACTTTTCACCGCCAAAACCTTCTCTTTTTGCCTCAATAGCACCCATTAATAAAGCACTACCAAGCATA